TCTCTTAAGGCTCAACCTAATCAGGTCGTTCTTCATCAAGAGATGGGTAAGCACGATATTCTTGAATTAACATATACGTTACTAACTCCTTTTATTCTTAAAGCAATAAAGACTGGAACTCCAATTCAGTTTACTTGGAAGAACGATAAGGTCTCTGGAAGTTTTGTAGGCTATGCCACTACCGTGTCCTTACCAATTAAGTATCAAGATTATCAAGAAACAAAAATTCAATGTGTAGGAGCATCCTATCCTCTAAAAGAAACTGATCTTAAAATTTGGACTAACAAAACGGCTCCTCAAATAGCAATTGAGATTGCTAAAAAAGCAAAACTAAAACCAAACGTTACTCCACATAAAACTATCTTTACACAACAATCTTTATCTGGAAAATCTTATTGGGAAAAATTAAATGAACTTGCAGAAACAATTGGTTATGGAATTCAAGTCTCTGGAACAGAACTACACTTTCATCCAATTGATAAAATGATTAATCAATTTATGACAACAATACCTGTCTTGTATTCTGACAATTCTTTTGTATCTCCATTGAATAAATTTGCAGCACCTACCTTAGATGAGTTTGAAGCCCGTATAGGAGATTATCCTGAACTTTCTGGAGAGTACAGCAGAAGTGAGAATACGGTGCGTGGTGTAGACCCTGTAACTGGTAAAGTGTACTCTTCTATAACTTCACCAAATAAACTAGGAAAGTCAGTACGAGCAAGTACTAAAGACCCGTTGTTTTCTAAAAATAAAACAAGTATCGTGGTAAATAGCAATGCTATGGCTAGGTCTTTGTCAGAAGCAGCCTCTCAACTAGGAAGATTATCCATACCAGGAAAGGGCAAAGCCCAGGGAGATCCAAGAATTGCTCCTTGGAGAACTGTTGAAATTAGTGGAACACAGGGTGGTGGGGATGGTTTTTGGGTCATAAAGAAAGCAACACATTATCTTTTTATTTCTGGAGGTTATGAGGTAGATTTTGAGTGCAGAACAGATGGCGTGGGTAGTAACAAGCCCAGTGCTTTTAGGCCTTCATCTGCGGGTTCTGTTCCTTATAGGAATGTACAAAATGATATTATAGGAAACTTAAAAAATAAACCAACTAAAACTAGGTTAAACTCTAGTACGGTTTTAGTTTCGCAAGGTTCTTCGGGATACAGAACAACCCCTAGAAAATGGAGAGGTGACTAATGGCTCAAAAAGCAATTGCGCTTCCATTTTCCATAGATTCTTATGGAAAGGTTGCTTCAACTCAATCTCAATCTAAAATTTGGTCCGATAGGGTTAAGTCTGTTTTAGGAACAACTTTACGAGAAAGAGTGATGCGACCAAGTTTTGGAACAACAATTCCTTACTCTTTATTTAATTCAGAAACTGTAGCAACTAGTGAGATTGAGGCAGCGGTTGAACAAGCCTTTGCTGAACAACTAGATCTATTAACTCTTCAACAAACAAGTGTAACAAGTGATACCAATACAGGTACTTTAACTGTTGAGGTTATTTATGGTTTACCAAACGATGAGGTTGTTAGCACTCTTATTGGGTTGGTATTTTCTCAAGGTGCTAATCCAATCTATGAGGAGTTGCTATGACCGTTGCGCCACCATCAAATATACCTATCTCAGTCGACTATACAGGAAGAGATTACTACTCTCTTCGAGATGAGTTAATTGCAAGAATACAAGACCGTATTCCTGAGTGGAATGCCTCTGATCCAGCAGACTTTGGCGTTGCTTTAGTTGAAGCCTTTGCATACATGGGCGACTTAGTGTCGTATTACATTGACCGAGTTGCTAATGAATCCTTTATTAGAACTGCAACTCAACGAGAGAGTTTATTAAACATTGCTTTAACCTATGGTTATACCCCTGCAGGTTATAGAAATGCCACGGTAGGAATTACTTTTACTAATTCATCTGAAGATGAGGTAACCATACCTACTGGAACTGTTGTAAGTGGTCAAGTAATTATTGATGACACCGTTGAAACTGTTTATTTTACAACCGTTGCTGATGCTGTAATTGACGCACTTGTTGGAGAAACTCCTGGAGAGTATACCGTAAGTGCCTCTGAAGGAAGGTCAGTTACTTTAATTGCAGATGAAACTACTACATATGGAGAGTTAGTTGGAACATCTACTGGAACTCCAGCAATGAGATTTGTTCTTGGAGAATCTCCTGTAGTTGATGGTTCTGTAGAGGTTTATGTTCAAGATGGAGATTTGTTTTCTAAGTGGACACAGGTTGAGCACATAATTGATTATTCAACAAATGATTTAGTTTATTCATTATTTATTGATGATAATAATCTTGTTTATATAAATTTTGGAGACGGTGTTTCGGGTGTAATACCAACAAACTATTCTGAAATTAGAGCGCTGTATACTGTTGGAGGTGGTTCTATAGGAAATATTGAATCAGCAGTTATAGATACTATTGAATTTATTCCTAACTTATCAGAGGGAGAAACAACTGCAGTACAAGGTGCGGTAACGGTAACAAATGAAACCGCCGCTTTAGGTGGTTCTGATCCTGAGACTAACGATCAAATTCGTGCTTCAGCACCAGCAGCCTTACGTTCTGGTAATAGAGCGGTTACGTTAAAAGATTTTTCAGATCTTGCACTGTCTGTTAGTGGCGTTGGAAAAGCCAATGCGACCGCTGCTGTTTGGACATCCGTCACGCTGTACATAGCACCAAGTAGATCAGCAACCGATACAGATATTGCTCCAGGGTTAGATGATGCAGGTGATCCAACCGCAGAGTTTGAACGTATACAAACAGGTGTTGAAGAGTTTTTAACTAATAAAGTATTAATTGGAACAACGGTTACCGTCCAACCTCCTACTTATACAGATTTAATCTGTACTCTTGCTTATACAAAGACAGACCAATACACAACTGCCGAGGTAGAAGAGTCTATTAAAATTGCTATCTTAACTGGCTTTGGTTATGTAAATGCAACTTTTGCAGAAACTATTTATCCAAGAGATGTTGAGTTTATGGTGCTACAAGCACCTGGTGTGAAGACTGTAAATGTTACGGCTCTGCACCTAACAGGTGGTTCTGGAGCCAATACTATGGTAGGAACTGCTGGACAAATCTGGCGTTTTAAAGAAACAAATCTAAATATTGCAGCCATCTAATGAGTAACTTATCTGGAATATATAGGGGTATTGTAAAAAACAATACTGATCCCAAAAAACAAAATCGTTTAAAAGTATCTATTCCCCAATTAATTGGAACTCAAGTTACTGGATGGATAGATCCTGCTGAACCTGCTGGAATTAGAACAGAACCCCCTGCAATTGGCCAGGGAGTTTGGATCTCTTTTGAAGGTGGCAATCTTGAATATCCTATTTGGTTTGGAGCATTTGGTAAAAATAAAGGTAAAAATAAAAAGATTTTTATTAAACCCTTGGCTAATACAACTTCTTTAACTGGATTATCTGCTCATGTAATAACTGCTAAAAGTTCTGATGGAACTACAGAGGTAGATTTGACCGCTACCTTTATGGCTCTAGCAAATAAAGTAAAAAGTTTAGAAACAAGAATGACGACAGCCGAAGGAAAGATAACTACCTTAGAAGGAAAGGTCTCTACCTTAGAGTCACAGATGACAGGAAAAGCCGCTACAGGACATACCCATTAATAGTTAAGACAGTAAATAGGGGGCAAACAAGAGAAAATAGACCGTTAGGTCTGAGAGGAAATTAAGTGACTGCAGCATATCCCGCATCGGTAAAGTCCTTTACAACAAAGGTTGATTTTAGCGACACCGTTCTTGCCGAGCACGTAAATAGTCTTCAAGAAGAGGTTAACTCCTTACAAACAAACCTTGGAACCCTTATTAAGACAGGCTCAGGTTGGGTAGGAAATGTTGATTTTGTAACTACCTCTTGGGACACCTTAAAAGATCGTCTTGCAAATATTGAGTATGGTCTTAAAGATGTGTATGACGAATATGTTTCTGATGTAGGTGGTTCAGTAATTATCTCATCTGCTATTGGAGTAAAAGGTCTCGTTGTAAGAGCAAGGGCTAGTCAGACCGCAAACCTTGTTGAATTCCAAACCTCAGCCTCGGCAGTTGTAACTAAAGTTCTTCCAGACGGAACCATACAAACACGAGGCAAAGAGTTAGTACCAGTTATTTACGCAGCAACTCAACCAACTGGTTCCGAGTATGCTGCTGGAACCATCTGGGTAGACTCAACCTCTAGCGCTGCTTTAGAAAATAATGAAGATATTTTATCTTCTGATGCTGGAATTTTAATTTTAATGGGGGCTATTGTATGAGTTATAAGACTTCTAAGGTATGGACAGGATCTGAGTGGGCGGGTATTGCGGTAGCAGTTGCTAACTCACAACAAAAAACGATTAGTAATCAGATTGGAACATCTTTAACTTTAGACACAACAGTTGCGGCAGATACTTTTGTGTTCTCAAGCAGCAGTTCTATAACTGTAACCATTCCCGCTGATGCAAGTGATGAGTTTACTATTGGACAAATTATTGTGTTAATTCAAAATGGAACAGGAACGGTTACGATTGAGGGAGCGGCTGGAGTAACCGTGAACGGAGCAGCAATTACAAGTTCTATTAATATTACTGAAAGATATGGAGTTGCTACATTACTAAAAATTGCAAATGACAGTTGGATTGTATTTGGAAATGTAGCGTAAAAATTTTATGGCTAAATATGGTATAAATTATTACGGCGCTACCAATTATGGTGCGTTTGTTAAACTTGCTTTTTCTGTAGAGCCAATGTCTGTGTTGGTTTTAGATTTTACAAAAGTTTTAGTACGTTGGCAAACCCCTCGAGGTGATTTTTCTCGAATAAGATTACTAAGAAGTCAGGTTGGATTTCCAGAAACTGCGGAAGATGGAATTATAATTTTTGATGAGTTTGCTACAGAGGGCACGGTATCTCGTGCAGAGTATATTGATGGAGAAGATAATCCATCAGACGTTCCACTGATTTCTGGAAGACAAACCTACTATAGAGTATTTTTATTTACTGACCAAAGTGTTTGGAAGGTTGCGGGTTCTATAACTGCAATTGTACCTTCAAATCACAACGTACAAACAACCTTTATGAATAGTCTTCCAAGAGTATTTACAAGCATTGAACAGGGTTCTTTTGGAACAGTCGACACTACGTCGGCCTTATACAACTTTGTAGAAGGGTTAACATTTTCACAAGAACAGTTTTACACTTTACTTGATTTATTAAAACCAAGACACACAGGTATTGAGACTCCTGTAGAACTCTTGCCCTTAGAGGTTGCAAGTCTGGGGTTAACGCCAGAGGCTGGGTTACCTACTAAAAACAGAAAACGATTAATACGAGAAGCAAACTATTTATATGCTCGTAAAGGAACTCAACTTGCATTAGAGACATACGCTGAATCTTTAACTGGATTTGAACCTACGATAACTGTTTCTGAAAACCTACTACTTACAGTTCAAGACTCAACCTTCTACGGTGGAATTGGTAATTGGGTTGCAAGTAATGCCGTTTTAACATCTAGTACTGAACAAGTTCCTGATTCAAATACAAATCAAATAGATACAACAAAAACTGGCAAGATAGTTGCATCTAACTCTGGCAGCATGATATTGGGTGCTACAAACATAGTTACAAAAGGTGTTCCAGTATTACCTAGCACTGCATATATAGTTTCGTGCAAATTAAAGTCTCCTGCAAGTGCGGGTAACATAACTTTATCAGTAAGATTTTACGATAAAGATGGAACAGCAACTTCTGCAGCAAATACCGCTACCGCTGTTGCTGCTAATAACACTTGGAAGTCTGCAAGCAAAACCGCAACATCAGATGCTACTTCTTCATATGCAATTATAACTATTGCATATAGCGCCGCTGGTACATACTACATAGATCAGGTCTGTATGCAAGAAGGTGGCACGGTTGCTTACGATGAAGCACGTGCTATTGATGTGTTTTTAAGTCCGTTAAAAACAAATTATATTAAAAACCCATCCTTTGAAGTGAACTCAACTACGTGGGCATTAAATGGAGCAACCTTTACACAAGACTCTGGTGTTCCAACATATGGTTATTCAGGAGAGTACAGCGGTAAATTTGTAGTAACGAATCCTTGGAGCATTACTACAGACTACGAGATACCTGTAACTCCAGGAAAGTATTACACTGCATCAGCATCTATCAAAGCATTGGCTGCGTTATCTGCAAATATAAAAATTACATTTTATGATGACGCTGACGCTGTTGTAGAGACTGTAACTCAAGCAATTTCAGTAACTACTTCTTTTGCAAGTGTTACGTTAACGGGTTTAACTGACTCTACATCAGAGGCGTCATACGCTAAGGTATCGTTTTATGGAACTACGGCAGGCAGTATTTTCTTAGATCTAATTCAGTTTGAACAGTCTCAGGTAGCCACAGATTACTTTGATGGCTCATTGCCCTCAGACTTTGGTGCGGTTTGGGAAGGAACTGACGACGCCTCATATACCCACTTGTATCCAAGTAAGCCAAGTAAGATCCCTAGGTTAGCCAAGACCCTAATCGATTGGGTTCCTCAGAATGCCTTCTGGAGATTACGTACATATGATGGAGTGGAGTACACCACCACTACGGTGTAGGATCTTGGGCTATGACTACAGACATAGTTATCCCAGTACTACTCACAGGAATGGCAGTTACTTACGTAATTGAGTTTCTAGATCTATTTATCTCTGGTTTTATTACTAAGCCAACCTTAAACAAATACTTTGCGCTACCCCTAAGTTTCTTAGGTCTTTGGGCGCAAATGGATTTGTATTATGATTTCTTTGTTTTAGTTCCTGCAGCAACCTTTGTATCTCTAGCAATAGGAATGTACTTAAACAAACCAGTAGTTATTAAATCACCTACTCGTTTATCACAACTGTAGGAGGCGTATGAATATCGGAGTTATCTCTTTTGAAGACGTATGTGTTGATGAGGGTATAGAGGCCCTCATTAATAAATACGGCGCAACTAATGAGTTGAAGGTCTTTATTCCAGTAACGGGAAATGAAAATCATTTTGCTGAGAGTGTTATAGAGGTATGTAAAAAGCATTCAATAAAGGTAACTTGCTTTATAGTAAATGCTTTTGAAATAGATCATCTACTAATTGCTGCCGATGACATAGTTATTACCGATAACCCAGTAAAAGAAATTATTCGTCAGATAACTCCTAATGATGTAATTGGAATGGTGTGGGACAACTCAACTCAGGCGCATCTAATACTTGGCGCCGTTGAAGACTTTGGCATAGAGGTCTGGGATATATCAGAAGGATTAGATAAAATTGAGGTCGATTACTCAGAGGTAGGAACTGACGAACTGTATACCGCAATGATGGATAGTATGGGTGTCTTTGTGGAACACATGGCTGACTACATAATGACCACGGTGCTTGATGTGCTAGCCATTGAAGTAGCCAAGCGCATTGAAGAAGGAGACGGGGGCAAAGACATATCTCCCTTTAAGGACGACAACCCTTGAAAATCCCTTTAAAGGCTTATTCAGCCCCCCTTACCGATTATCAGTTCCGACTGCTTGCTGTAATCTGCCATTTATCGGGCTCCAAAGACCGTTTTAAGACCTCAGTAGAGGAGTTGTGTAGACAGACTAACAAAACTTCTGATCGAACCGTTAGAAGTGCTCTCAAAGCCTTAGAGAAGCATGGGCTACTTATTAGAACTCCCAGCAAGAGGGCTAATGGTTTTAAAGGTATGGACTGGTATGAAGTGGTGGAAAATTACCGCACTACAGAAAAAGATGCAGTAGATTACCGCACTGAAAATTACCGCACCTCACATGACTATAAGTCACATAGTAGTATGACTAATAAGTCATTAGTACCTAATAGTAAAGATAGTAATAAATTAAAAGATTCTGAATCCAAAGGGATTCTAATGAAAGAGATACGAGTACCTATGAGACAATATCAAGATGATGGAGATAATCTGGCAGGCTTTGGACTCGTCGAACCGAAAGATGTTCCAGGCCCTAAGATCAGAAAATCCGATCCTAAGACTAGGGGAAGACGACCAGAGCATGAGTGGACCCCAATGGATGTCGCTGCAGAGTTTTCTTATCGTGTCGGTCGGAAGTACCCCTTACTCCCTGGAACAGTTAGCGTCAAGCAACTCTCAGGAGCCCTCGCTAAATTTAGAAAGCAATACGAAACCAACGCCCTCATTGAGTTAGAGTTACTCCGTCTGTTTATGGCAGATGAGAGAAACTTTAAGAACATTGGCGATGAAGCACCTATGCTGTATAAGATGTACCTTGCTTCTTTTGGGAAGAAGATGAATCAAGCCAGAGAAAACCTTGGTCTTAATAAAATTAACGCCCCAATAGATACATCAGTTAAGATGAAAACAATGCAAGCAAGCGATGGACGTACTTTCCAGAATTCACTTTCTGGTAGAGCACAACTAGCAAGATACGAAAAACGACTAAAGGAGAATATAAATGGCTAAAAAAGTAGTAAAAACATTTAATGCAGTATTGATAAAAAATACTGAAAAAGGTGGGGCATGGTTTGCAGAAGTAAATGTTTCACTCCCTAATGAAAATCCTAGTACAGTTTTACAAACTGCCTGGTCTAATGCATCTGCAGGCAAACGTTGGGTCAAGAGCCAAGTTCAAGCACTTACACCACGTAAGAGTTGTAAGATGATTGCAGGATCTACCAAAGATCTAAAAGGTAAACCAACAACTTATCTTGGTGCTGTAACTTTTAAATCTGAATAATGCTCGAGTTCAGTTTCTTTTGCCCTTCTTGTAAAGACAAGACACAAGGCGTAGCAATTGAACGAGGTAGCATGAATATGGATTTTAAGTGTTACTCTTGTAATACCGATTGGGAAAAAGTTATAGTAGACAGAGGGTCAGATGAATAACAGATTAATTTATCCAACTAATAATAGAGCGCTCAGATTTTTTGGCGATGTAATGATAATGGTTGGTTCCTGGATCCTAAATGTAGGCATGCGGTATGGCGGCATGTATGAGTATGAGTTTGAAGACGACGATGTATGACATCAATCAACTCTCAGCCTTAAAGAAGCACTGGCTACTTCGTAACTCAAATATCCCACGTCGCTTCCTCGGCCTTGAGCCACAAGACCTTGTGGACAGAGCGGGATCCTTTCCTGACGAGGTGAGTACGTGGATTGATGATTGCGTGAGCGGTCAGGTTATAAAGCAGATCGGCCATATCGGTGTTAATGGAGTTGGTCTTCTATTTGATGGCGGACCTGGAATTGGTAAGACGACCCACGCAGTAGTTGCTGCTATGGAGTTTGTTCGCCGCCTTCCTGATACTGATGCTGATGCTGCAAGAGTATTGGGCATGAGTGCATCTGACTTTGGTCTTGGCGCTAGGCCCGTGTACTACATGACTTATCCTGAATTCTTATCTAGAAAGAAAGCAACCTTTGATTCAGACTTTGAAGATAAGAAGCAATCTGTCTATGAGATAGATGGTTTTCATGGCAGATCTAAATTTGATTGGTTAAATGTAAGAATTCTTGTGATTGATGACTTAGGAAAAGAATATGGTTCTAAGTACGATGACTCATCTTTTGATGAGATACTACGTCTTAGATACGACAAGGCTCTGCCAACAATTATTACAACCAACGTGAGGTTAGAGAATTGGGAAGCAGAGTATAGGGAAGCGATGGCAAGTTTTGCTCACGAAGCCTTTATTCGAGTCCCAATAGTCGGTGCAGATTTAAGAGCAGCACAATGAAAGGGATGAGCATGGAGAGTCCTTGGCGGACAGTTCAACTGTTTATCTCGTCTCAGGCTGCGGGAGTGTTTGAAGTTGAGGTTGATACTGGAACAAAAAGAGTCAGGTGTAGTTGTCCTGTTTGGAAAAAGAGTTTAAAGTGCAAGCACGTTTCTTTTGTTAACAATAAGATGAGAATGAACAATGGACACTATTCGATCCTTGTGCCAGAAGAAATCCCTGAAGAGTTAGCCGCACAAGCCAACTCTGATCCAAAGAAATTTCGTGATTTTGTAGTTAGGTATGCTAAAGTCGAGGTACTATGAAAAATGGAGACATATCAAACGTCTCCTCTCCGCAAGTCATTTGTGTAACAGATGTAGTAATTACTTTAGTAGAAGAAGTTACTAAGAAATTATTAGTTACAAAAGTTGGCTTAAAGTTAGGGGAAATAAATCTTCAAAGTGCTAACAAACTCTGGTTGTTATCAAACAACTACGGTATTTCTTTAGAGTTAGCAGGTTATGCTGATCAAGGATGGACCAAAGAGTTACTTGAAAAAGCCTTTGAAAAGTTAGAAAGAGAAGTAGTCAATCCATTTAACTATTGGAACCTCTATGAAGACCCAGGTGAGTTAGTTAGAAAACTTCCTTACCGTGCTAATCTTCGTGGCGTGGTAGATGTTCAATGGAGAGTAGCAAGATACGGATCAGCAGGAATAGAAATAGATAACTTGTAAGAGGGGGCACTAAATGGCATCTGACAACGAACATCGTTTAGTCAGTAAGGTCATCCGTGATCGAGACATCGTTCCAGCACTACAACGTGGTGTTAATGAGTCTTGGTTTTTAGATGACGACAACCGTAAAGCATGGTCATTTGTTCGTAAGCATTATGGTGAATACAGCGAAGTTCCTACTGCCGTAACGGTTAAAGATCATTATCCCAATTACAAAGTTTTGGATGTTCAAGACAATCTTGAGTACCTGTTGGACACCATGGTTGACTTTCGTCGCAGATTACTTACTCGACAAGGACTTGAAACTGCAGTCGAACAATTACAGGATAATAATCATGATGCCGCTCTACTTGCAATGGAAGCAACAATTACCAAAGTTAATGCACAAGGCATTCTTGGTACACATGAAATAGATTTAACTAAAAATACAGAGCAACGTTATAAAGAGTATCAAGCCCTACAGAATGAAGAGTTCTTAGGTATTCCTACTGGTTTTTCAAAGATAGATGAAGCAACGGCAGGTTTACAAGGCGGTCAATTAATAACAATAATTGCTCCACCAAAAACTGGTAAGTCACAGATTGCATTAAAGATGGCTGTCAATGTTCACATGCAGGGATTTATTCCGATGTTCCAATCTTTTGAAATGAACAACCACGAACAACAACAAAGACACGATGCAATGAGGGCAAATATTTCTCATGGCAGATTACGTCGTGGAAAACTATTACCAGCAGAAGAAGATAGATATATAGATATTTTAAATAAAATGGAAACCGAACCATCTTTTCATTTAATTGACGCTGTAAATGGAATTACGGTTTCATCCTTAGCAGCAAAGATTGAGCAAACAAAACCAGACATAGTATTTGTAGACGGTGTGTACTTAATGTTGGATGAAGTAAGCGGAGAGATGAATACCCCACAAGCAATAACAAACGTTACTCGCTCATTAAAACGTTTGGCTCAAAGAGTAAACAAACCAATCATCATCACAACACAAACCTTGTTATGGAAAATGCGTGCTGGAAAAGTTACCGCCGACTCAATTGGTTACTCATCTTCTTTCTTTCAAGACTCTGATGTTATTCTAGGATTAGAACCAGTTGAAGAAGATGAAGATATTAGACTATTAAAAATTGTTGCTAGCCGTAACTGTGGTCCTAGTGAAACCGCTCTAACTTGGCGTTGGGAAACAGGTTGCTTTCATGATGAAGAACAAATGATGAAATGCAAATTTTGTTCTGATTGGGGCCGTGTGTGATTGATGTAGAAAAAATTCTTTTATTTTTAGAGGTGTCTCTTCATGCACAAAGAGGTTCTGAAGTAAATGGTTTATGTCCAATGCATAAACAAAGGACAGGTAAAGATGATCACAGGCCTTCTTGGTGGATAAACACGGAGACAGGCGCCCATATTTGTTTTTCCTGTGGTTATAAAGGAAACATTTATACTTTAATTTCAGATGTAAAAGGTATTGATTACCATGATGCACGAGATTATATCGACGACACAGCAGAAGTTCCTATTGATTCTTTAATGAAAAGAATTAAAGAGTTACCACAGTATGTTGTTGCTGAAGAAACCATACCAATGTCTGAGGCTAGATTAGCGGTGTACGGAGAACCGCCCGACATAGAACTAAAGAAAAGATTTTTAACACGAGAAGCCGTAAATAAATATGAAGTTTTATGGGACGAAACAAATGAAGCCTGGATATTACCCATTCGTAATCCTGAAACTTTTTCACTATTAGGTTGGCAAGAAAAAGGTGCTAGAGGAAGATTTTTTAAAAATCAACCTGCTGGAGTTAAAAAATCTAAAACTGTTTTTGGAGTTCAACATTTAAACGAGGAACA